ATGAAAAGAGTATTATTTTCTATGGTTTTATTGATGGCTGTTAGCTTCTCATTCGCTCAGATGAAGAATGTGAAAGAAGCAAAGAGTATGGCTAATGACGTAAAACCTAATTTTAAGCAGGCTGAACAGCTTATTAAGGAGGCTATGAAGAATCCTGAAACGAAGGATCTTGCTGACACATGGGACGTTGCTGGATTTATTCAGAGACGTATCAACGAGGAGCAAATGAAAAATGCTTTTTTGAAGAAACCGTATGATACATTGAAAGTATACAATAGTATTCTGAAAATGTATGAGTACTATAATAAGTGTGATGAATTAGCGGAAATACCTAATGAAAAGGGAAAAGTTAAAAACAAATATCGGAAGGCTAATGCTTCCAGTATGTTGGCTGAACGTCCTAATTTGATTAATGGTGGTATTCAGTATTTCAACCTGGACAAGAATAAAGAGGCTTTGAAGTTCTTTGCAACCTATGTAGAGTCAGCTTCTTATCCGATGTTAGCTGATAAAGAATTGGCTAAAAACGATACTCTTCTTCCGCAAATTGCTTATTATGCAACATTAGCTGCTGATAGAGTAGGCGATAAAGATGCGATCATTAAATATGCTCCTATGGCTTTATCCGATAAAGATGGAGGTAAATTTGCAATGCAATTGATGGCTGATGCTTATAAAGCTAAAGGTGATACTGCTGCATGGATTAAGTCTTTGGAAGAGGGTATCCTTAAGTTCCCTGGAAATGATTATTTCTTCGCTAATTTGGTTGATTATTATAATAGCTCTAATCAAGCTTCTAAAGCTATGGAGTTTGCTGATAGAATGTTAGCTAATGATCCGAATAACAAGTTGTATTTGTATGTAAAAGCATATCTTTATCATAATATGAAAGAATATGATAATGCAATCGAATACTACAAAAAAGCTATTGCTGCTGATCCGGAATATGCAGAAGCATACTCTAATGTAGGTTTGGTATATTTGATGAAAGCACAGGATTATGCTGATAAAGCAACAACAGATATCAATGATCCTAAGTACGCTGAAGCACAAGCTGTGGTTAAGAAATTCTACGAAGAAGCTAAACCATTCTATGAAAAAGCCAGAGCTTTAAAACCCGATCAACAAGATTTATGGTTGCAAGGTCTTTACAGAGTTTACTATAACTTGAATATGGGACCTGAATTCGAAGAAATCGATAAGATGATGAAGTAAGATCGTTTTCTGAAAAAATATAAGAAGGCTATTAGAAATAGTAGTCTTCTTTTTTTTATTCAATAGTTTAAAGTAGTAATTGAAAAATCTTATATTTGATATGGACTTGAGTGGAACAGGTAAATTTCTTCATTTAAATAAAAATAGAAAAAGGAGTCAGGTCATTATATTACTCCTTTTTCTATTAAACATAATATTAATTATTCCCAATTTATCTTTGCGATATAATTAACTACTTAATATTATGGCTGTAAAAAATGAAGTTCCTATGAGTCTTGATGAATTGCGTGTATTACGTGATTCTCTGTTACGTTATGTTGGTGAATATGTTGAGGATCTTTCTAAAAACAACGATGTTAGACCTTTGTTTTCTGCTCTTGAGTTTATAATTCAATCTATTGATGATCTTAAATCTGTTTAATATGAAAATTTGTAAAAAGTACAACATGAAAGAAGCTTTTGAAGCTAAATGCGATTGGGACTTTACTATTAATCTTGTTCGTGTTACTCGTGAGTATGGCGTTCGTATTACTCATCTTGTTCCTGTTCATCGTTTTACACTTTTTGGTGTTACTGTTATTGAAGCCCGTAAAATAACTAAGTCTATTAATGTGTTACCTCAATATATTTGTACTTTAACTAAAATTGATGAAAATGAAATTGACTTCTGACCAATGGAATCGCATTATTCAAGCGATTATTACCGCTATTGTTACTATTTGTAACATTATTCTTGTGTCCTCGTGTGCTGTTACTATGTCTATGAGTATTCAAAAAAATAACTCTAGTTCTACCCAACAGGTTGAACAAAAGGCAGATTCTCGTAATGATTCTACTACTTTGGATTTATCTCCTAACTTCTGATTATGGTACAAAACCCCTTTTGTAAGTGTCTCCATCCTAAACGTATAATTAATCCTTATACTAAGGAATCTATGGTTGTCCCCTGTGGACATTGTCAAGCTTGTACGCTTGCCAAAAACTCCCGTTATGCTTTTCAATGTGATTTGGAATCTTATACCGCTAAACATACTTTATTTATAACTCTTACCTATGCGAATCGTTTTATCCCTCGCGCAATGTTCGTTGATTCTATTGAACGTCCTTATGGTTGTGATCTTATAGATAAAGAAACTGGTGAAATTCTAGGACCTGCTGACCTTACAGAGGATGAAAGAACTAATTTGCTTAATAAGTTCTATTTATTTGGTGATGTCCCCTATTTAAGAAAAACGGATTTACAATTATTTCTAAAACGTCTAAGATATTATGTCACTAAACAAAAACCCTCGGAAAAAGTGCGTTACTTTGCTGTCGGCGAATACGGACCTGTACACTTTCGCCCGCATTATCATCTCTTATTATTCCTCCAATCAGATGAAGCGTTACAGATATGTTCAGAGAATATATCTAAAGCATGGACCTTTGGTCGTGTCGATTGTCAAGTCTCCAAAGGACAATGTTCTAACTACGTTGCGTCGTACGTTAATAGTTCTTGCACTATACCCAAAGTTTTTAAAGCTAGTTCCGTCTGTCCGTTCAACGTTCATTCTCAAAAATTGGGTCAAGGCTTTCTTGGCTGTCAACGTGAAAAAGTATACTCGCTTACCCCTGAAAACTTTATTAAAAGAAGCATCGTACTCAATGGAAAATATAAAGAGTTTGACGTATGGCGGTCGTGTTACTCTTTTTTCTACCCACGATGTAAAGGATTTGCTACTAAATCTTCATGTGAACGTGCTTACTCTTACTCAATCTATGATACAGCGCGGTTATTATTCCCCGATGCCAAAACGACGTTCTCGCTTGCGAAAGAAATAGCTATCTATATTTATTATTTTCATAATACTAAGGAAACTTATTTGCTCGACCTCTATGGTTATTGTTCCGACCAGTCTAAATTGTATGAATTATCTCAATATTTCTATGATTCAGATGTATTGTTACATTCGTTTAATTCTGATGAGTTTTCTCGCTATGTACACCGTATCTATACCGAATTGCTGATTTCTAAACACTTCCTTTATTTTGTTTGTACTCATAACACTTTAGCGGAGCGTAAATCTAAACAACGTTTAATTGAGGAATTTTATTCCCGCCTGGACTATATGCATCTGACTAAATTCTTTGAAGCTCAACAACTATTTTATGAAAGTGATTTAATCGGTGATGATGATCTTTGTACTGATAACTGGGATAATTCCTATTACCCTTATTTTTATAATAATGTCTATACTGACACTAATTTGCTTGAAAAAACTCCCGTCTATCGTCTTTATAGCTCGGATATTAAAAAGCTCTTTAATGATCGTATAAAACATAAAAAACTCAATGATGCTAATAAGGTATTCTTTGAGTAATGTCTAATTTTAACAATTTTAACTATGGCTAACATTATGTCTTTGAAGTCTCTTCGTAATAAGACTTCTCGAAATGGTTTCGACCTTTCCTCTAAGCGTAATTTTACCGCTAAACCCGGTGAGTTATTACCTGTGAAATGTTGGGAAGTACTTCCCGGTGATAAGTGGTCTATTGACCTTAAATCTTTTACTCGTACTCAACCCCTTAATACTGCTGCGTTTGCTCGTATGCGTGAGTATTACGATTTCTACTTTGTTCCTTACAATTTGCTTTGGAATAAGGCTAATACTGTGCTTACACAGATGTATGACAATCCCCAACATGCTACTTCTTATATTCCGTCTGCTAATCAGGCGTTAGCTGGTGTTATGCCTAATGTTACATGTAAAGGTATTGCTAATTATTTGAATTTGGTTGCTCCCGATGCGGTTGCAGAAGGTAATTATGAAAAAAATTATTTTGGTTACTCTCGTTCTCTTGGTACTGCTAAACTCTTGGAGTATCTTGGTTACGGTAACTTTTATACTTATGCTTCCTCTGTGAATAATACTTGGACTAAATCTCCTTTATCTTCTAATTTACAATTGAATATCTACGGTTTGCTTGCTTATCAGAAAATTTATGCTGACCATATCCGTGATTCTCAATGGGAAAAGGTTTCTCCGTCTTGTTTCAATGTTGATTATATGTCTGGTACTGTTGATTCTGCTATGACTATCGATTCTATTATTATAGGACAATCTTTTGTTCCTTTTTATAATATGTTTGATTTGCGTTACTGTAATTGGCAGAAAGATTTATTTCATGGTGTTCTTCCTCGTCAGCAATACGGTGATACTGCTGCTGTTAATGTTAATCTTTCCAATGTTCTTTCCGCTCAATATATGATTCAAACGCCGGACGGTGATCCTGTTGCAGGTTCTCCCTTTTCTTCTACAGATGTTAATTTACAGACTGTTAACGGTTCCGGTACTTTTACCGTTCTTGCTCTTCGTCAGGCTGAATTTCTTCAAAAATGGAAAGAGATTACCCAATCAGGTAACAAGGATTATAAAGATCAGATTGAAAAACATTGGAATGTGTCCGTAGGTGAAGCTTATTCTGAAATGTCTTTGTATCTTGGTGGTACTACTGCTAGTCTTGATATTAATGAAGTAGTTAATAATAATATTACTGGTTCTAATGCTGCCGATATTGCCGGAAAAGGTGTTGTTGTCGGTAATGGTCGTATTTCGTTTGATGCTGGTGAACGTTACGGTTTGATTATGTGTATTTATCATAGTCTCCCGTTGTTGGATTATACTACTGATTTGGTGAATCCTGCGTTTACAAAGATTAATTCTACGGATTTTGCTATCCCTGAATTTGATCGTGTCGGTATGGAATCTGTTCCTTTGGTATCTTTAATGAATCCTTTGCAGAGTTCTTATAATGTCGGTTCTTCGATATTAGGATATGCTCCTAGGTATATATCATATAAAACCGATGTTGATTCCTCTGTCGGTGCATTTAAAACAACCCTTAAATCTTGGGTTATGTCTTATGATAATCAATCTGTTATTAATCAGTTGAATTATCAGGATGATCCTAATAACTCGCCTGGTACTCTTGTCAATTATACGAATTTCAAAGTTAATCCAAATTGTGTTGATCCTTTATTTGCTGTTAATGCTGATGATAGTATTGATACTGATCAGTTCCTTTGTAGTTCGTTCTTTGACGTGAAAGTAGTTCGTAATCTTGATACGGACGGCTTGCCTTACTAGTCCTTTATTGTTTAATTTTTAAATTATATTGTTATGTGGCAAAAGAGAAGAGTTGAACCTTATATTACCCCGGTTCGTAAAAATATAGTTGATTCTAAAGAAATGCAATGTAGTGAGTTTCGTGAGGAATCTCCTGTAGATCAGTTTTTATTCCAAGATGTTTCTGTTGATGGTGATATTAGTGTCCGTTTGACTTCTGATATTTATATGTTGTTTAATCAGCAACGCCTGGACAAACTTAATCAGTCTGCTCTGCTTGAATACTTTAATAATATTTCTGTGACTGAACCTCGATTTAATGAACTCCGTTCTAAGCTTGGAGATGAACAACTTATTTCCTTTGTTAAGTCACGGTTTATTCAAAGTAAATCCGAGTTGATGGCTTGGAGTAATTATCTTATGAGCTCTACTGACGAGCAAATAGCTGCTTTGGCTTCTGCTCAATCTCAACAAACCCAACAGAGTGTTCAACCTGTTGAACCTGTTTCAACGGAGTAATAATAATAAAAATGCGTGTGTGCGTGAAATTTAAACACGTACGCGCGCGATAAATCTAATTTCGCACAGAGTGCGGAATTATCAAATAAGGTTTGACCCACGCAAATGGGTTTAAGGGAGATGTTCTCCCTTGGGGGGTCCCCTTCTAGGGGGTGCTCCGGCTAGTTTAACCTAAACCCTTAAAGGCGGAAGCCGTCTATGAAAAAATCAATGCAAATTTTCCCGCCGGAGGCAACTTGGGTCCAGCGTCACGCTGGCGCCCGTCCGGCGTTAGGACAAAAGTTTAACTAAATATGTATATTTATGGCTAGTGCTGCGTTTATTGGTATTGGTTCCGCTATTGCAAGTGCTGCCGTTTCTAGTGCTGCTAGTGCTGGAACTGGTGTTGCTACTACGAATGCCTCCAATGCTGCTAATAAGGAAATTGCTCAAATGAATAATGAGTTTAATGAGCGAATGTTACAGAAACAAATGGATTATAATACATTGGCTTATGATCAGCAGGTTTCTGACCAATGGAGCTTTTATAATGATGCCAAGCAAAATGCTTGGGATATGTTTAATGCTACTAATGAGTATAATTCTGCCTCTGCTCAACGTGAACGTTATGAAGCTGCAGGACTGAATCCGTATGTGATGATGAATACCGGAAGTGCTGGTACTGCTACTTCTACGTCTGCTACTTCTGCTACAGCTCCGACTGGACAAGGTGTCACCCCTCCTACTGCTTCGCCTTATTCTGCTGACTATTCCGGAATTATGCAAGGACTTGGACAGGCTATTGACCAATTGTCTGCTATTCCGGATAAAGCTAAGACTATTGCCGAAACTGGTAATTTGAAGATTGAAGGTAAGTATAAAGCTGCTGAAACTATTGCTAAGATAGCTAATATTAAGGCAGATACTCACTCTAAAAAAGAACAGGTTGCACTTAATAAACTTATCGGTTCTATACAGAAAGACCTTGCGTCCTCTACTATGGCAGTCAATTCACAGAATATCGCGAATATGCGTGCTGAAGAAAAGTTTAAGAACATTCAGACGTTAATCGCTGATAAACAACTTTCGTTTATGGATGCTACTCAAAAGATGGAGCTTGCTGATAAAGCTGCTACTATTCAGTTGAAGTATGCTCAAGGTGCATTAACTCGTAAACAGGTAGAACATGAGATTAAGAAGATTGCTGAAACTGAAGTGCGTACTTCTCTTGGTGTAGACCAGATTACAGGTCAACAGTTATCTAATCAGGCTCAACGTCAGGAAAATCAATTTAATGCTGCTACGTATAAAACTCGTGTTAAGACTTTAGAAGAAGCTCTTTGGAATCTTATGCATGAAGCTGATTCTTTTGGTGTTGCTAAAGGTATTGGCCGTGTTATTCGTCCTTTAATGAAATAA